AACTGAAATAACTTAATACCATTTCTGCCTTTTCGATATTCAGGCTTTAAAAAGTAAATATCTTCATGCGCTGTAAGACAATTCTTAGAGTGCATATGAGGGGCTACAAAATAAATAATATAGCCAATTAACTCATTTTCATCTTTTGCAGAAACAAATACTAATTTGCCATTACGCCATAAAGCCTCATAAGTATCAAAATCAAGGTCTAAAGGAAACTCTTTTAAAGTCTCAATTTCATCATAATGAGCTTGACTCATAGCTTTAAAAGCAGGCAAATTATCCAACCAATTGTCTATTTTATAGGTAATCATTAATAAATCCTATACCAAGCATTACTTGTAAAGATAAAACCTATTCCTTGGCCACCAGCAAGTGAGCCAGGTGAGCCATTTAATGTCTGCCCACCATTAGGATTAACAGTAAAAGAAGCAATTGGCTGATTGGTGCAAATAATGTTAATTTGCCCGTCTACAGGCGTAGAAGGCATTGTTACTGTATATCCAGTAATTGCACCAGAGCCATTTAAAACAGCCACTAGATTATTGCCAAAAACATAACTACCACCATTAGTCAATCCAACCAAAAGGTAGGAAAGCGACAAGGATTGGGTTGTTTTTAAAGCAGTAAAAATTCCTGAAGATGGTGTTGTAGCGCCTATAGTTGTGCTATCGACAGTAGAGCTTGTAATTGCTATACCAGAAAAACTTCCACCTGTAGCACCACCTCCAACTGAAAGGGTTGATACGCTTGGGTTTTGAAGCCATTGTTGCCATGGAACAGTAGGCATTTTAGTTTTTTCGTCTAAAAATGGCGTTTGTGGATAATTAATCTTATAGGTTGGTGCGCTGGTAGTCAATTTTCACCTACCGATGCTTTTAAATTAGCCGAAACAACAACAAACTTAACAGGGTCAGAAGTAGAAACTTCATAAATCCTGTCTCTTGCCCAACCTAATCTGCGCCAAATAGCACGATTACTGTATTTACCTTGTAATCCTACTGAAGTCCAGTTTTCTTTTGTCCATGTAGAGCCACCGTCACTAGAAATTCTAAGCATAGCTTGAGGATTTGTGCCTTGACCATTTGAAAGGCCAACTCCAGGCTGAAACTGTATTTGGAATTCTTCAAAATATTGTCGTTGTAAGTCGGTAACAATATGAGGACATCTACGCAATCTGCGTATAGGTGTACCAGCATCCGAATATACGCTATTGTCTAAAGCGTATAAATAGCCATTTTGGTAGTCGCCAACAATAACTTTATTTTGAAAAACTGTAGAACAATTTGACCGATGGCGTTGAAAATTGCCATAAACATCAGTTGAAAGCCATTTGTGCCAAAACTTGGTTGTAGCATCATAGACCCAAGTTAAATTAATAGATGGAAATGAACAAACATAAAATTCATGACCTTCTATTTGGTATGTATAAGCAATTGCATCACTTATTGTTTGATTAAGTAATGTATTTTCAACAGCATGGGTTGATATTCTTTGGGGCAAATAGCCCTCAAAAGCCATAAACATAGCTTGCCCACGATTATTTTTGCTTAAAAAGGCAAAACTTCCAGCAATTCTAGCTATTGAACCTTGTGCAGCGCAACCAAATTGCGAGTTAGAGCCAGGAATAATCTGAAAAGGAAATGGAAATAAACCAGCATCAGTCCAAATTTCTGATGTCCTGTCGCCCATTAAATATACCTGTCGATTATTAACAATTAAACCTACAAGATTATCTGAGCTACCAAACTTTGATGCAAAACTTAATTGTGGCGAAGCAGTAGATAAAGCATTAGTAGAGCCATATAATTGGCTGTTTCCACCTTTGCTGTAAACTAAATAGTTATCAACAATATCTACAGTATTTGCACCAGTAAAACCACCATCTGTTCCTGCAATAACAATAAAACTGGTTAAATTGCCATAAGTGTAAGAATAACGATTTACGCCATCAACAACCATAGCTTGAATATTGTTGTCCTGAATTTGAACAAAACCAATATTGGTCGTTAAATAACCCAAAATAGTAGCTGAGTAATTAGCATCTATTAAATAGACTGTATTTCCTACTATTGCCATAAAAGTATTACCATCTGGCGAAGTATGCAAAGCTCTAACAGAAGCATTGTTTAAAACATTGGAAACCGTAGTTAGTCCAGGAGTAGGATATAAAGCTATTACGCCTCTAGCATCTTGAGGCTTAGTCGGGTCAATTTCAGGATACCAATTAATACATTCTTGGGCATCTTGATAAATAGATGGCGCTTCATAAGCTCCACCAACGAATCCAAAATCAGCCATTAGCCTGTAAACCCACCGTTAAGAATCCAACCAGCATCTTTAGCTCTGCTAGATAACATGGAATCAGGAAAACTAGCAGTCATAACTGGTTTCATATTGGTGCGTTTTAANGTTGATTTAGCTTGTGCAGCATAAGCATTAATCATAGTTATTTGAGTCTGAGAAGCCTTGCCATACATAGGCATAAGTCTTTCGGCTAAACACCATCTAAGCGCCATTGAATAACCTTGGGGAAAAGCTAAATTCTCATAAATATCATCATAAGTGCTAAAAATAGTAGATGTAAATAAGTGCATTTCGCCTTGAGCAGGATTAGGCCATACAGTTAAATTGCCTGATTCTGCGCCAGCATTGTAATAAAGAGCTTTAGGCCATGGACCATTTAAAGTCTTTAAGCCAATTTGATTGTAATTTTCAAGAGCTAAAATAGCCACTTGATAATCTAAGCCGCCACCATAAATAGGCTGACCATTACTAGTCGTATTAATCCGCACAAATGCTGAATCAATGCCCAAAGGCTTCTGATAATAAAGAATAATAGGAATAGGCGTTACTGTAGCTGTCATAGCTGTGCTAGAGACTGTTTGGCTGGCACTTACTGTGTATGTACCAACTCCACCTGAAGCGCTTAAAACAGCAGTTATAGTCGTTCCTGAAGTAACTCCGCTTCCGCTAATAACTGCGCCAGCTCCTAGATAACCAGTAGAAATAGCGCTTACTGTCAAAGTTGTTCCTGCAATCGATGCCGTAAAAGCAGGCGCAGGAGTCGTAGCATCTACATTTAATCTATATGTACCAGCTTCATTGACATTACCACCAGCACCAGTTAAAAATTCAACAATTTTAGTAGCTACGCCATTGACTCCAATTCCACTAAGGGTTTGNCCTAATGCTACTGCGCCAGTTGTTGCATTGGTTACAGTTAAGANTTTGCCTGAAATTGTGCCAGTAATAGAAGCGCCAATGTAATTTGCTGTGCTTGGGTCAGGACCAATCGTATATTGAGTTTGACCAGAAATGAGAGGAAATACAATTTCCGTCACATTGTAAATCATCATGCCTTCATTTGACCATTGGTCAATGATGTCATTAAGCATATCAAAAGCATCTTGAGCCGCATCAGCAGTTGGAACTTCACCAGCTTCTAATGCTCCGATGTCTTTTAATGCTCTAGAAATAATATCGATTGGCGCTGTCATTTTTTACCTTAAATTTTGACACTAAATGTAGGCTTAACCCATGATTTTTTTACTACATCTTGCGTGTTATTTAATTGTTTTTCCAAATTTGCTTCAATAATGCAAACATCATTAACAACAGATTCGGCTTTAATCCAATTAATTACATCAATTTCTGATGTTTGGTCAGTCATTTGACGAGTTTTATTTGTAAATGTCCAAAACCCTTCGGTGGAAACGGAATCATTAGTCACGCTATATTTTGCTTGATTAATAATATCGTTTTCAGCGAAAACATCAAGAATTTTCCAAATCATGCTGAAGCTACCTCTTTCCAAGATAGAGTATCTTCATTCCATTCGTATAAGCCTTCTGGCTTTGGTGTAGGTGCTTCCCAAAGATAGCTTTCAGAGTTTAATGTCCAACTAAGAAAAGGACTAGGTGCAGCAAAGCCTATGCCATCATAAGTGTAGCCAATGCCAGCATAGTTCTTATTTAAAGCTTCTTTGCCGTCAGGTTGACCATCAATACCAAAATGAACACCGCCTCTAGTGTTATAAGAAGTTTGAACCCAACCATGACCTAATACACCTGTATCAATAAAGTCTTGTTCAGCAACAATGACTTGGGTTACTACTCCGTTTTCTACTTTTGCGAAATGCGACATGATTGCTCCTTTAAGCTGTGTATGTACCACTACTGGTGTAAGTTAAGATTGTGTTACTTCCGCTAGTTGTTACTGTAGGTGAACCTGTGGTTGTGCCTGAATAACGAGTTGTTGCAATTGAAATAATTACTACTCCGCTACCGCCATTTCCGCCAGCCGCATTTCCTGCGTTTGCTCCGCCACCACCACCGCCACCTGTATTTGCAGTTCCAGCAGTTCCTACACCAGTTAAAGAACCAGCTCCTCCGCCACCTAAACCACCAGCGCCAGGTGTTGCTCCAGCAAAAGTAGCTCCACCGCCACCTCCGCCAGCGTAATAAACAGATGATCCAGTTATGGATGATGAAATTCCGACTCCACCTGCTCCAGCGACAGTTCCGCCTGAATTTGCTCCTACGGCTCCAGCGCCACCACCGCCAGCAGAAGTATATGTGCTTCCAACAGTAGAAGCGGCACTTCCTCCTGCGTATCCTTGTCCTGATGTTCCAGAACCGCCAGCAGCAGGAGCAGTTCCTGAAGAACCACCTCCACCAGAGCCACCAGCATTTGCACTTCCTACAATACCAGAGCCACCTCCACCGCCACCAATAGTAGTTAATACAAATGCTGTTGAATTAGAACCATTTGTTCCATTAACAGAGCTAGATGTTACTGCTCCTGTACCACCAGCTCCAACAGTAAATGAATATACTGTTCCTAAAAATAAAGATGTAGTGCCAGTTAATAAACCTCCAGCGCCTCCACCTCCACCCTCTTGAGCTCCACCGCCACCACCGCCAGCTACAAATAAATATGAAATTGTTACTATTGGAACTAAACTTCCGCTACTTGTAAAAGTATGTATAGTATTTCCACCGCTTGTAGTTACTGTGCCACCACCAAATACTTGGCTACCAGAATANCTAATGATTACAACACCGCTACCGCCATTGCCACCAGTATATCCAGAATTAGGGCCACCGCCTCCACCACCTCCCGTACCAGCAGTTCCAGCCGTACCAACAACACCAGTTGCTCCACCTGCCCCACCGCCACCGCTACCACCAGCACCAGCAGTTGTAAAGTTTGTTTGCGCCCCACCACCGCCACCTGCATAGTAGGTACTACTGCCACTAATTGATGAAGTTAAACCAACACCGCCAGCACCAGATGTAGTGCCAAACTGTCCAGCGCCACCGACTGCACCTGCGCCTCCGCCACCGCCAGTTCCTCTTTGTCCTGTGCTACTTGCACCGCCAGCATTTCCTTGCGAAGCAGTTGCTGTGCCGCCAGAAAAAGAGGAACCACCAGTTCCGCTTGCGCCACCACCAGAACCTCCATTACCGCCAGCGCCAGCAATAGCACCATATCCACCGCCAACAGCAGTAGTAGAAACTAAACTAAATGATGAATTACCACCATTGTTTGCATTTCCGTTTGTAGTGCCAGCACCACCAGCACCAACTGTGACTGTATAGGTTGAATTAGAATCAATTACTAATCCTGAACCAGATAGCAAACCACCAGCGCCACCGCCAGCACCAAAACCATCGGATACTGTAGAGCTACTTCCTCCACCACCACCAGCTACTATTAAATAGCTTGCAGATAAAGAACTAATAGGACTTAATACACCACTTGTAGTGAATGTGTGGATAGTCGAACCACCAACAGATGTGACAACACCGCCACCAAATTGTTGTGCGCCTGTGTAAGAAATAATGACTATTCCGCTACCGCCAGCGCCACCGCCAGAACTAGAAGCCATATCGCCACCGCCACCGCCGCCAGTATTGGCTGTGCCAGCATAACCAGGAAGTCCACTTGGGCTATTGCCTGTTCCTCCACCACCTCCACCTCCTAAACCACCAGCACCAGGAGTTCCGTCTGGACCACCAGCATTACCTGGTCCTCCTCCACCGCCACCAGAATAATAGGTTGCAGTTCCACTAATAGAAGATGAAGTGCCGTTACCACCAGCACCGCCATTAGTTCCACTTCCAGCAGCACCAGCAGCATTAGCGCCACCGCCACCACCACCTGAAGTGCCACCGCCATTACCTCCAGCATTTCCTTGTAAAGAAGTTCCTGCGCCTCCAACACCTCCGCTAAATCCACCTCCACCACCAGAGCCACCAGCTAATCCGTTATATGTTGGGTTTGTGGCATAAGCACCACCTCCTCCTCCACCAACAGAAGCTGCAAGTGTTCCGAATACTGAATTAGAACCATTAACGCCTTGTTGATTTGCTGTAACACCTGCTGCGCCACCAGCGCCAACAGTTACTGTATAAGAAGTTGCTAAAGCTAAAGATGTAGTGCCTGATTGATAGCCGCCTGCACCTCCACCACCAGAATAATATTGACCACCGCCACCACCGCCTCCAGCGACAACTAGATAACTAGCAGTAACAGCAGCAGCGCCTGAGCTAAATCCAAAGGCAGATAAACAGGCTGCACCAATTTTAGATAAGCGTGGCATTTATGCGAATTTCGTTTGGCTGGCTAATACTGTAAATGCGGCAGAACCTGTTTTTATAATTACATAGTTGTAAACATCAACAGAGCTTGCATTTCCTGAAGTTGGGGCTGTGCCACCTTGCCATTTAGGACTTACTGAATTTCCGTCTATTGTGACTGCGGAGTTGTAATAAGCTGTTGAGCCATTTGTTACTAAGAAAGATACAGAAATATTGTTTCCTGTAGCCATTAAAGTATTTAAAGAAGTGCCACTTGAAGCTCTAAAATTAACTGTAAAATTGCCACTTGCGCTAGTCGTATAGTAAAGGACTGATTGAGTAGTAATGTCGTAATTAATTGTTCCTGTTGCAGCAGTTGCCGATACCGTAGCAATTTCATCAATATTGGGAACTAGGATTGCAGCAGTTGCTGTAGTGCCATTAAAAGTTTGAGTTGCTGTAAAAGTAGTTGCTACAGTAGGTGCTACATAATCTGTGCCAGCCGTAGCTGCACTTAAAGCAGATGTTCCGCTACCTTTAATAATTCCTGTAAGCGTTGTTGCGCCAGTACCGCCATTTGCTACTGTAAGCGCAGTTCCTAGCGTAATACCACCAGTAAAACCAGCAGAAACAAGGCTTAAAGCGCCTGTAGATGGGTTATAACTAAGTTTAGTAGAACTAGTATTAGCTGTTGTAATTGAGCCGCTTGTAGCGCTTGTAAAGGTTAAATAACGACTAGCATTAGTTGTCGTATCGTCTGTTATTGCTAAACCAGTAGAAGGAGTTGACCAAGATGGGGCAGAAGCGCCATTACTGGTTAAAACTTGACCTGTAGTTCCGTTAGCTAAGAAAGCAGTTGTGCCTGCTCCGCTTTGATAAGGTATTTGGCTAGCAGCGCCATTAGCTAAAGATGTCGCTAAAGAAGCTGTGCCTGATAATGCGCCTATAAAAGTTGTTGCAGCTAAAGCGCCAGTTCCAGGATTAAAGGTTAATTTTGTAGAAGTTACATTTAAAAAAGATGTATTGCCTGAGCTTACAGGACTAAAAGCAGGGTAAAAAGTGCTAGAAGTAGTTACATCATTAATGCCTAGACTTGTTGCTCCGCCTACAGTAAAAGGAACGCCTTGTCCTATAAAAGTNTGAAAGTTTCCATTTACATCAAAATAAGCCTGAACAGGCAGTAAATTTTGAACAGTAGAATTAGCTGGACTGGTCATATAAATCCTTTAGGAAACAACATGAATAATGGCGTAATTAATAACTAAAACTTCCGTATAAGCATTATTCGATACATTTTTTAAATTAACTGTAAAAGANCCATTAGCAATACTAGCTATGCCTANTAAATAAGCAAATGCAGTACCACCAGAGGCAATATTAATAATTACGCTGTCATTAGCGCTAACAGCAGAGCAAGTAACAACAAATGCAACACTAGCAGAAGGCGCTAATTGAGCATTTGCAGTCGTAATTGCCCCTGCTGGAGTATTAATTGTTACGCCAGTTGCTTTATTAGTTGCTTGGGTTACTGTTGAAAATGCACTAGCTGTATAGCCAATTTGAGTTGTAGCGTAAANATTTGTTCCTGTAACAGCCGCAGGAGTTGTTAAACCAACAGTTGACGAATTAATAGTTGCGCCATTAATTGTGTCATTTGTTAGTGGNGGACTAAAAAAAACTCCAGCAGGTCCAACTAATCCTAAACAAACACCAGCATCATTAAATTGAGCTTGAACAGGAACATTTTGAACGGTTACGGTGCTTGCTACTTGATTAGTGGCCATTAGAGTTTTCCTTCACCTGGAGTAATTTCAAGACTTGCTGATGCNCTAGNTATAAACCAAGCATTAGGTGGAATTCCNCTAAATACAGCTACTCCAAGAGCAGGAATAGACAATACATTAGCAATACCAGCCGCAGTAGGAGTAGTAGCAACAGGCGTTACAGCAGCATCATTAGGCTCTTGAGGAGCCCAACCTACACGAACAATAGACGATGTTAAGTTCATTATCCGATAAGCAGTAGGATAGATATTGTTATTGGTTTTAGCTTGAACAGCCGATGTTCCGACTAAATAAGTTGCCCCAAAAGGAGAAAACGCTGAATCATATGCCATTATTTTTCCTTTAAATAAGGTAATTTAGTATAAATTAATTAAGAAAAA